ATACTAATCTATAGGTATTTCCTGCTATCTTATTTTAGCCTTTTTTTGTAGCTTGAAATACGTTCTGGACTTATGAGACAAAAAAAGACAAGATATTGTTTCTTATTTTTATTTCTATTATTATTTTCTATCTTCTCTGGGTGTAATTTGTTGTGACAAGCTGGACAAACTGCAATAAGATTTTTATATTGTTTTCCTTTGTATGTATAATACTTTGATAGTGCTAAGCTTGGATGTTTCCTTACAAACTGAACATGATGAACAGTATTAGCTTTAGTAATCTTTCCTTTCTTCTTACACTCTTGACATTCATAATGTTGTTCTCTTAGTACTTCTTCCTTTAGATGTCTGAACTCTATAGACTTATAGAACTTCCATAGTTCATTCTTATCTATTAATTCATTAATCCATTGGACTAATTCAATCGTATTCATTCTATTTCAATCCTTCCAACATATCCCTTAGTTTATTATAATATGTATTATTATTTGTAATTCTCATTAAGCTTTCTATCTCCCATGCTCTTGGCGTATTCGGAAGTTTCTTTCTAATACATAAGTCCACTATACTCTTAGCCTTATTAAATGAATGTACATGAGTATGGCCTTTCTCAAATGGTTTATTAGTATTATGTACAATATATCCATCACTAGCTTTGTATATGCTATATTCCTTGCGTTGAAATATCTTTCTACTTCCTGCTTTCTTATTATGCTTTGGTATTTGTTTCATAATATTTTCATACTTCCATAATTTCTTTGGAACTTCATCTCTATCTGCTATAGTTCCTGCATCAATCCATTTCATACCAATCACACCTTTTAACAAAATAAAAAAAGAACACTAAATTATTAGTGCTCTTTGTGGGAGTAATGAATAAAAACAATCATTAGAAGGTTTCCAGAGTTGCACTGGATAATACTCATACCTTCATATTGCACCCAAATCAATGGGCGCATTAAAATGGAATATAAAATCTTAAAAAGTTTAAAATTAAAGATATAGTTTAAATATAATGTAAAACAATAAGTAATTAATAATACTAATTGATATATAGATTTTTTAACACACAATATATATGAATATTTTGATTTTATCACGGTTTACTCCGGAGGTTTTAAAGTGGTCCTCTCACTCCTACTACTATGTTTTAATATATATATTAGCTGCCTCATGGATTTGAACCACGAATATATTTCAATCATGTATAGTCGACAATTTAACACTCAATCCATATATAAACCTATAGCAACATATTGAGGGAAGAGTACCTCTACTCTTATCCCTCGAACAGAAACTTAAATGTTGGAATTTAAGTTCTCATTTCTCCAGCATAGTGTATATGCTCTAATAAATTATAAACTTAGAATACGTTGGAAGAACTTCTGCTAGTTCTTATACTATTATAATATCATGATTTTCAGTAATTTTTTCCGAAGTTTGTCCGTATTTTGTCCTAAAAGTGTCCCTCTAATCAAGTCTATATCTTAATTTGCTAGCTTTGTATATATTTCATCTATAAGCACTCTTGGATACATACTATTTAATGCACTTATTACTGTATCTCTTCTTAATTGGTAATATGTACTTTTACTTATATGCATTTTTTCTAGTATTTCTCTTCTGCTTGCTCTAACTCTTCTACTACAATATAATATTTCAAACAACTCCTTTTGTTGTAATGTAAAATTCTTAATTGCAATATCTATTCTGTTTTTTTCTATCTCTAATTCTTTTTTTCTGTATTGTAAATAATTAATTCTTTCTTCTTTTCTTATTACTTCCTGCTCTACTGTATTTGAAATATTATATGTTTTGCCTGTTTTCTCTGAGTCATAATTTATCCCACTACATCCTACATAATCATTATTTACTTTTGCTATTTCTAAGTCTATTATCTCTATGTCATCTTTTATTTTATTATAGGAAAATAACTTGCCTTCAACTCTTTTGTATAGCTTGTCAAATTCCTCTTTCTTCATACTCCCTCAACTCCTCTTACTTATAATATCCTATGTTTATTCTTTGGATAGTTCTTTGAAGTTTGTATTCTATATGTTCTTTTAGCTTTTCTTTTGAGTTGTAATCCTTATTACTTGATAGATACAATATTTGATTGATTAAGATATTTACATCTGCAATTTCTGAAATTGTATCATCTGATATTTCTCTTCCATTTGCTATATCCTTTGATATTTCCCTTGTCAATTCTCCCAGTTCTTCAATTAGTTTTAACTGTTGATTTCTAATTTTAAATGTATCTGCTATTTCTTTTATAGCTCCATTGATTTCTTCTGTATTCATCTATTCATCCTTTCCTAGTAACTTTTTCACATATTGTATTTCACAACTTTCTTCATCTTCAAAATCTAATTCACAATTCATACAACCCGCTCCATCTAAATCATAAGACTCATTGCAGAATACTTTAAATCTCTTATTTATATCTGCTATTAATTCGCGTTCTCCTTTTGTCTTGCGACGGCAAGTCATTATGCCACCCTCTTTCTACGTATAAGTTTATAGTTTATTAAAATGTACCCATCTTTTTCTAAAAAAGACTGAAAATGCGCTATACCATTATCACCTTTTATTTCGTTATTTGCCGTAATGGTAAATGTTTCGTAATTATTATTTTCTTTTGTTACCACTGTACATAAATAAACATATTTATATCTCATTTTACATTTCATTATTCTACCCCCTCAAATTTCATAGTTATAAATTCTGAATAAGGTAATTTGCTTATTTCATCACATAAAGTATGCCACTCATCTAATTTATGATTTTTTCTAGCATGATACATAGTGTTTAATACTTCATAATTTAATTGAACTGTTCTCTTTTGATTATAAGATGAAGGTAATAATTGTATTAATTGCCACCAGTATCTTTTGTTTTTACTTCTTAGATATTCTTCTCTATATTCATTTAATAGTTTTATAGTTTGTTTTAAATGGCTTTTAGCAAATGGCATTAAATGTTCATAACTAAAGTCATCTAGTGTAAATTCTTTTGCATGTATCTTATGCATTGTAGAGCAACTATTCGCTACTGTACCAACTTTATAAGTATCATATTCTTTGAACCAATATAGTGGTGCAGTTATATCCATTGTTACATTAATCATTCTCATCCATTTTCTATGGTCTTTTCCTGCTATACATAATCCTTTAAGCATTTTGTAATCATTTGGTCCTATTATATATGTTAGTTTGGAATATCCTCCTGCTAAATTTATGAACCCAACTGCGCTATCAATTCTGTCCCAACTATTCATAGGATTTCTTGCTCCTCTTATTGCACTTTCCCATCCATATACTTCTACATTCTCAACTTTTAACATATTATTCATCCTCCCCTGTTCCTAATATATCTATGCCTGTTAACTGTCTACAGTAATTTCTTAACTTGTCCAATTGTCCAGCGACTCTACTGTGTTTAGTTTTTAACTGGTTCAATTCCTTTTCCAACATTGCATTTTCATTTATAAGTAATCTATTTTGTTTTTCTAAATAAGTATTTGCTAGGCTTAGTTCTCTATTAGCATCTAATAAGTTTTCTATTGAGTCCTCTTTAACTTCTATATCTTCCTTTAACTTACTATTTCTGTTCTTTAAAAAATCAATCATTTTGTGCAAATGTTCATTTATGCCTTGTGCTCTCTCTAATTCTCTTGTAAGGTCATTTATATATTTTCTATTTAATAGCATCTAAATTTCCCCCTTATATTTTTCTTATATGGTTTTTCTTTAGTATTGCACATCTCCCATTTGCTCCTACTCCATCACAATTATGTCCCATGATATCTCTATCAAATTCCACTCCTATAAAAGTAGTACCTAACATATCTTTGAATTTTATAATTGTACCTGTGTCCCCAACTTGGATATGTTCATTATATAAATTTTTAACTGTTATTACTTCTACTCTATCCCCTATATTCAATTCTAAGGCCTCCTATTTATATTCCTTAATAATTAGTTCATCTATCACTTGTGACAGTCTTAAAATGTCATCTGTCAATCCTAGTTGGCAATATAAACTGCTAAGTATTTCTTTTAAAACATTTAACAATTCTATATTGTCCATAGCATTATCACCCTTCTATTAATTCATTTTTTATTTTTTGCATTGCCTTCTTTTCATATCTAGATATTTGTGTTCTATGTATTCCCATTATATCTGCCGTTTCCTGTTGTGTGTGTTCACTATTCCCATTCAATCCATATCTTAATTCCATTGTCCTATATTCTCTTTCACTCAATAATTTCTTCATAGTTTTATTTATTTTTTCTATTTCTATATTCAGTGCAACTTCTTCAAATATATTTATATTCTTATCGTATATCATATCTACTATTGTGACAGGATTATCTTTTTTTACATCAACTTCTGTATATATACTACACTCTACATATTTGCTTCTTTTTTCATAATTTCGAATCCTGAAATACATTCTTATTTCGTTACTCACACAAGAATACATATATGTACTCCATGCAATTTTTTTATCTAAACTATAACTGTCAACTGCTTTTATCAATCCAATCATTCCTATTTGTAGCAAATCATCCTTATCATTTTCAGTGTATTTATCAACTATTTTGTATACTAATTTTGTGTTATGTAATATAATTTTATCTCTTATTTCTTTTGATTTAGTTTTGCTATATTCTGTTAATAAGTTGTTCATTTCATCTTTATTCAAATTTTTATAATGAAATAATCTCACATTCACAGAATCACTTCCTTTTCATTTGACTATCATTAGTAAATAAGAATAGGGAACTATACTGGTATTGCATAATCCCCTATTTAGTTGTTATTCGTCATACTCAAATATATATGTTCCTGCTACTATATTTGTTTTCCATTTCTTGTTAAGGCTATCTGATACTGCTTGTCTACTTACATATAAATGTTTTTCTGCATCTCTTGTGCTTCTAAAGAATCCTATAACTTCTCCAGTAATTGCATCTTTGGCTACTATAGTTCCTTTTGTTTTACTCTTATGAGCCGTCTTAGCTGCTAAATCATATCTGTCTAACCATTCTAAATTACCAGCATAATTATCATAAACTAATCCATTTTTGTGAAAAGCTGTTACATCATCATAGGTATAAGTTTTATATTTTCTATCTTTTGATTTTCTTATAACTTTATCGTTTGTGTAATATATATCAACAAAGTGATATGCTACTAACCTTGCTACATTGTATTCCTTGTATTCGCCTTGAAATTTAACTTTTATGAATTGTTTGTCCTTATTGCATCTTCTTTTATGTACAAAGTATGGTAATAAAAACTTACCTTCTGGTATGCTTTTATATATTTTTTTAAATCTTCCATAGTTGCTTATTATGAATTGTCCTTCTGAACCTTCTATTGTCTTCCATATCTCATCTTTGAAAATCTCTTTTGAATAAAATTCTTTAAGTTGTTTTTTACTTGTATTTTCATCTATGATGTAATATCTCTTGTTAACTTTTCTATTCTTTGATTTGTAGCTTTGTAATGTTCCTTTTGTTTTGACAAATAATCGGCACATTTTTTCATAAGTGGTTTCAGTTTTTAAGTTATATCTTGGATCATATAAATATAACATCACATCACCCCTATTTAATCCCCAAGTACTCTTTTATTACTGCTATTGCTTCATCACTACCATTGCATCTAACTGCTCTATATCCGTACAAATTTAAATTGTCTAACCATTTTTCTTGTTCTTTGGTTAATCTCTTTGTTTTATCTGCTTTTAATTCTATAAATAATCCAAAATATTCTACATGTTCTGTTAGCCCCTTGTAATATTTTGGAACTAATAAACTGATATCCGGAAATCCTTTCTTCATTCCCATTTTTTTAAGTTCTGCTCCAACTCTAGGGCTTCTTTTACCTTCATTGACTGTGTGCATAAGCATGTCTAGTTCTGGATACTTAGCCTTCTGCCATTCTGCCCATTCGAAGATTATCTTTTGATGCGTTGCTTCTAAATTATTTTTCATCTAATCCCCCCAACAATCTATGATAAACCTTATATAGTTCAGCATATTTGTTTTTATTTAATAAATCATGCTCTATCCTTTTTATCTCAAGTTCTTTTATCATTTTTTCTAGGTCTTGCAACATCTGTATATTTCTTATTTGTAATCCTGTTAATTTCATTACTTCACCTCTTCTATTATTGGATCATAACTCCATACTCTAACTTCATCTTTTATTCTTCCATTTACTAAATTACCGCATTCTCGACACTGACTTACTACACCTAGTCCTTTTACTTTAAGATGTATCATTGTGCCTCCACAGTTTATGCAGCTTTTTTCTTTACCCCCTAGTACCTTTTTCATTAGTTTTCATCCCCTTAACTAATTTTCTTTTTCTCTAACTTCTTCATTACTTCTGTTATTGCTGCATATACATTGTGTTTACTCACACCTAATATTTTGCCTGCCTCAGCTTGTGTTAGTCCTTCACCAAATACTAAGTCAACACACTTCTTTTGTCGCTCCGTAAGACAACTTAAATCTGTTGTAGCCATATCTATATATTTGTATTTTCTAGCTACTGGCTTGTCCAAGTCCAATATTTCTATATTCTTTCCGTTCAAAATATCTTTTAGATTTTTCAGTGCTATTTTTTCTATTCTGTGAATTTGTGCTTGACTTGTTTGTAATTCTTTTCCAATCTCTGACTGACTTTTTTCTTCGTAGAATCTTTTTATTATTACTAATTTTTCCCTTTCTGGTAGCTTATTAATAGCATTAGGGATATCTATTTTGAAAATTATTTGGTCTTCTGATATGCTATTACTCTCTAATGTTTCTGAAAATTTTACAGCCTTTGTTTTATGTTTAGATGCTCTCATTGTGCTATCCATAGGAATTTTGCCTTCCATAAGATGCAATGTCTTGACAACTTCTTCAATTGTTATTCCCATAATTTCTGATAGTTCTTTTAGAGTGGGTTCTCTTTGCATTTTTTCGAATTCTTTTCTAATTTGCTTGATTTGTCTATATTCATTAAAATTTTTTCTTGGAATTCTGAATGGTACATCTTCCCTATGGTCTCTTATAGTATGCATTATTTTACCTATTATATTGCTTGTTGCATAAGTTGAAAATTTTATTCCTAGTTCTGGGTCATAATTTTGTATGGAATGTAATAATCCTAGACTCCCAACCTGAATTGCATCATCGTAACTTATTGCTTTACCTTTGAATTTCTTTGCTTGCTTATATACAAGCCCTATATTATCCTCAACAATGCTTGTTACAGCCTCCCTATCTCCCTTTTGAGCCTTTTCAAACAATTCAACAATATTTTTATCGATAATCATATTTGTTCCCCCTCTACATCTTTTCTATGATTAATCCATGATATTTAATTTTGTTTGCTCCGTATCTCTTTTGATAATATTTATATGTATTTTGTACACTGTTGTAATTTAAATCGTATTCTTCACAAGCTTCCTTCATAGAAGAAAATATTCTTTCTTCTCCTGCATACTTGTTAATTACTCTAATTTGTCTTCTCTTGAAAACTCTTCTTTTTTTAATTGCCTCTAATTCTTTTCTGACTTTTATATCATAATTAGCATTTTCTTCGTTAATGACAATCATTTCTGCTTCTGTTATTCCTCCAGTTGCTCTTATATTGTCAATTTCTCTTATTCTTTCTTCTGCTTCCTCTGGATTAAATAGCTCTGGTAGCATGTAATTTCTTGAGTCTTTCTTCGGATTTGGGTCTAGTATTGCTGCTGCTAAAGCAAGATAGTTAAGTGATGTATTGTCGTTTGGATCTGTATATTTAGAATGGTATTTCTTTACTGGCATATGTTTGTATTTCATAATTACTCCCCCTTACCAGGGGAAATCCCCTGGATTAAAATTTTCCTTTTTGACTTTCTTTTAGAAGTGTTTCTAGTTCATCAGGATCATATTGTCTAAAGTTTTCATTCCCAGCATTATAATGAAATTTAGTCGGTTTAAATTGAATATTGTTAGTTTTATTGTTTAATGTATAATTATCCTTAATTGCTTTAATAATAAAACCAGTAACATTTTTTACATTTGAACTTTTAGTAATTTGAAGTTTTTCATCTAAATATGAAACATCTTTATCTGCACTTATAAGAGCTTCATATATAGTTTGTATATCTTCATTTTTCAAATCGAAATAAGACTTTATTTTATCAACAACAACAGGTGATACGGTATTTTTTGCTTGTTGTTGTTGTTTTTCTTTTTGTTTTTCTTTTTGTTTTTCTTTTTGTTTTTCTTTTTCTTTTTCCCCCAAGTCTATATATAGACTATCCATAGGGTATCCATACCCTATACAAACATCTATCATATATTTTTTAAAGTCTGGATTTTTAATTTCTGAAATTTCTTTTAGTATGCAGTTCATAACCTTTGGAGATTTAGTAAAATTAAATTTATGCCAATTCTTTATGAGAATTTCTTTTGTATCAGGTGAATATTCAATTTTTCCATAGTCAACAAATCTTTGTAATAGCTTTTCAACTGTTTCTCTGTTATATCCAGTTTGCATTTCTATAACTTTATAAGGTAACTCATGACATCCACATTGAGTAGTTCTAGGGTTGCTTAATATATAAAGATAAAAATATTTTTCTTCCGGAGTTAAGTCTAATACAAATCCATCTTCCCAGAAATCTGTTTGTATTGCTCTATACTTCGCCATTTCTTTCACCTCACTTTATCTTTTGTCTAAGGAAGAGGAATTAATCCTCAACCTATTACAATAAACTAACTTGTCCTTCTATATTACTTTCATCAGTTTCAGTAACTTCATTAAACTCTACATCTTGTATTTCATCATCATCTACAGTTACATCATCAACCTTTGGATCATATTCAATTAAAAGTTGCAATACTTCATCTGCTTCTTCAAATTTAAGATGTTTTAAATCATATCCATTGCTAGTACAGAAACACTCTAACTCTTTTATGTCTTTAGGATTATTGAAATCATATAATCCCTTTTGTGATGCCATTGCCATTATCTTATTCTTTTGCTTAGTTGATGCCATTCCTGGAACTATTTCTTTTTCTGGTAACTTAGTATCTATTCCCATTTCACTAGCATCATATAGTCCTTGCAAATCTTCTGGAAACGCCTCTCTTAATGCCGTAACCATTGCACACTTTCTAATCATTACACAAGGCATTTGCTTCCATGTTGACTGTCCCTTACTGTATTCTTCCATACTTACTGTTGACTTAATAGGGAACTTCATATCCTTTACATATACTTCAGCCCATCCACCGATTAATTTTTCATTTATGCCTTTTAATGCTCCTTCTCTTTCTATCATGTTTCCGTCTTTATCAATCGTTACTATTCCAGCTTTCATGCCTTCAAATCTTGGATTTCTATATGCTCTTTTAACAAATACATCTTTACCGACTACTATATTTGCTGGACTATTACCGAATTTAATAAGATATGCTTCTCTTATAAATGGATTTAACTTTTGAGCCTTGCATAATTCTATAAACATCATTGTTTCTTGGTCCGTTATGTTTCCATTGCCACTTACTAAATAATTTTTTACAGTTTCAGCATTTAATACTTGTCCACCTTCTAATGTATAAGTTGCTAACTGCAATGCATTATTGTTATTCATTAGTTTCACACTCCTTAGTCTTTTCTTGTTTTATAAAATCCCTATATGCTTGCAAATATCCCCTGTCATATATTGTCAAAGGACTATTATCTATTTCATACTTTTGTATATATTCTTCAAGTTCTTCAATAGGTTTATATCCTTCTAAACATTCCCTTGCTGCTGCTAAATATCCAAATTTACTTTCTGCATACACATCATATGGACTTAATAATTGTGCAAATAAAAGTCTAGTTTCAAATGTTGGCTCTGATCCATGAAAATTATCTGTTATCTTATGCATTTGAAATAACCTCCTCAGTATACATCCACATTAACTTTTCACCTGTTATTGGATGTTCACCAGCTGTTTTACGTATGCCCCTGCATGCCTTAGATATATCTGCATTATGGATTTTATAAACTCTTGCAGCTTCTCTTATAGATATAAATTCTTCGCTAGTATTTAAACATATAACTTTTTTACCTTTCATTTTGACATTGTATTCTTTGCAAAAACGTTTCTTATAATCTTCTCTGCTTCCGTAAGATAAATTGTATTCACAAGTACACCATTCTAAATTATCTACACTATTATTAGCTTTATCTTCATCTTTATGGTTTATTTGTGGTAAATTATTTGGATTAGGTATAAACGCTTCTGCTACTAATCTATGAATATATCTATCATCTCTACATAAATGTGCTCTTAAATATCCAGCATGTGTTTTTCTAGGCTTTAATATTCTTCCTTTTACAGTTTTACCCATGCTATTCTTTCTATCTAAACCTCTTACTCTACCTAAATTACTAACTTGGTATTTTCCTTCATACCCTTCTATGTCTTTCCAAACTTCATTCATTTACAAAACACCTCTTTTGTAATATAATATAGAAAAAGTAAATTTCTAATTACTTAACTTTTTCTAAAGATAGGACCTATTGCCGTAGGTTCTATTTTTATATTCCCATGTAAGCATCTACTCTATTTTCTCTTTCATCTTCATCTGCTTTCTCAAGGTCCCTTACTTCTTCTTGCATCATTTCATCAATTTCTTGTAATATTTCTTTTAGGAATTTAATTTCTTCAACCTTTGACATTTTATAAATACGATTTACTTCTTCGTTATTTATAACTTTTTCTAAAGCTGAAATTCTAGATTTTAAATTATATATAGTTTCATCTAATATCCAATTCATTTATTTATCCTCCTTTAATTATTAGATATTTATAAATTTAAAGTTAAAATCAAATGCATTTAATTTTTCAACATTCCCTTTCGTGTCTTCTACAATTGCATATAATTCATTTTCAGATTCAAACCACTTATGAAAATAAGCTATGAAACTTTTATTATTAGGTGTATCGCTATCAAGCTCTCTATAACGATTTATTTCTATTACTTCAACTTTTCTTAATCCATGTTCTTTATAGACATCTTCTTTATAAATAAAACATTTTCCGTTTTTATCTATACTTTCCAACCCTACTTTTTTGCAAAATTCATATATTTCATATTTACAAGTATTGCATATATTTTTCATTTATTTATCCTCCTTATCTTCTAAGTTGTATATCTTTTTTTCAATTTTCTTAATGATTTCTTCTAATTTAATGTTCTTTTCTCTTTCTGCTAGGGCAATTCTCTGCCAGTACTCTATTTGACTTTGTAAATGTTTAATATAGTCTTGCATTATATAACCCCCTTTAATATTCACTCGCATCCATTTGGACCTCAGTTAAAACTTGCATTACTTATTTTCTAATTCTTCCAATAATTTTTCTAATATCTTTCTTTGTCCTTTTCCTGTAACGCGAGTTGTATGGAATGTAAATACTCCTTTAGAACTTTCTCTAGTCCCTTCTCTTACTTCTAAGTATCCATGTATTATCGCTTCTTGCTTAGCTTCTGTACTATTCTTAAATATCCAGCCCCAATCTCTAAGCTTTTGGTACAATTTCTTTTCTCCTATAACTATGCCGTGGTGATTACTTAGTATCTTAGCTACTTCCCTAACCAATAAGGAATTTTTACTAGCAGATATTTGGTTCAGCATCTTACTATTTTTCTCTAGCTTGTCCTCAAGTTGTTTAGATTTATCTTGTTCCTCTTTTAACTTAGTTGCTAACTGTATAAGAAAATCTGGACTAGTTAATGCTTTTTCTATTGTATCCTCTGTCATATAAGCTCCATGTTTTCTTATAGAAGGTAAAACTTCATCAAATACCCAACTTTCGAACTTTTCTGCATTAGGTAATTGTGATTTTATAATTAATCTGTATATATCACCTTCTGGTATTAAAGAAGTTTGTGTTTTAACCATGTTCCCATTTTGGGAATGTGTTTCTATAACTTCTTTTCTTATGTGTTTACAATGCATTGATACTGCTTTACTTGAATTGCTATAACCTAATGCATCTGCTATATCTTTACCTACAAACCAAGGCTCGTTTTCAATTTCTAATACTCTTATTTCTCCAAATTCATTATTGCTAAATGTTTTGTAAGATTGATATAAATCTGACATATACTATTCCCCCTTATTTATTTATCTTTTGTAACTCAATCAAGACTAAGTCCTGATACTTCTTGTAGCTATTCCAATCATTCTTAGCAAATCCAGCTCTTACTAAGTTGCAATAAATCTTAAGAATCCAAGTTACTATTATCATTTGCTTTTCTCTTCCCCCTTTTAATCCATTTGGTCCAACCAATTTAAAAATGATTCTGTTGGAATTTTATATCTATTTCCTATTTTTATTACTTTGAACATTTCTCCAGTAGCTAGTGCTTGTCTTACTAAGTTGTAAGCTGTTTTTTGAGATATTTGTAGTATTTCTTGTACATCATTAACTGTTAAAACTTTCTTCATATTCCATCATCCCCCTAATGATTTTATTTTTCTACTATGTTAAAATTTTACTAAACAATTCGTGTGATTGAATCGCTAAAAAAAATTTTATTGATATCTGAATCTGGAAAAGCTGCTTTAAATTTAGTTAAAAAATTATAGCTTGGATTTCTTAACCCTAATTCTATTTTAGAGTACAGGCTAAGTGTTACTCCTATTAATGCTGCCATATCTTTTTGTGATAAATTTTTAAGATTTCTAAAATCAACTAAACTATTCATTATATTCACCTCTCTTATTATTTATTACACTTTTTGTGTTCCTTATATTTACATAGTACATCACACTTTCTGTGTTGTCAATAGTATTATTACACTTTTTGTGTTTTTTATTCTAAAAAAACACATCATGTGTTAAAATATTATTGGGAGGAACGAATAAAATGGATAAAGTTTTTGGAAGAAGATTGAAAGAATTAAGAGAAGAAAAAGATATGAAACAATCTGATTTAGCTAAAATATTAGAATGCTCAAGTAGTGCAATTGGTATGTATGAACAAGGTCGAAGATATGTAGACTTAGATGGTTTAAAAAAAATCGCGGAATATTTTGATGTTTCTGCAGATTATCTTATTGGAAGGACTGACATAAAAAAATTTGAAGATTTTCCTCCAGAAGTTAAGAGAGTTGCAAATTTATTTTCATCTATTGAAAAATCTAAAGCTGATAGTTTAGAAAAATTGATAAGAGAATTATTAAAGAAGTAAAAAGAACCTTTAATTCGGTTCTCTGATTACTTCTTTAATTTTTTTTTCAATCATTTCAAAATCTTCTTTTGATTTATTAAATAATTCATTTAGCAATATTGCTATTTCCATTTTCTCATTTTCATTCAATTTAATTTCCCCCTTATATATACTTATATAATAGCGAATGCACGTTCTATTATCAACAAGCTTTTATATATTTATTTATAAAAATTGTAACATAAAAAATATCACTATCAGCGATATTTACGACTTAAACTGACATAATAATAAAAACTGTGGATTAATCAAATATATTTTGAAAGGTGAAATAATTTTGATTAAAACAGCAAGAAAAAAACATAAATTAACACAGAAGGAACTCGCAGAACGTTGTAATTTGTCGCAAAGTTTTTTGAGTGAATTAGAAAATAAGCATAATAAAAAGAATGTAACTATCAAGCAAATAGTAAAATTAGCAAATATATTAAAAATAAATCATCATGAACTTGCATGTTGGTTTATAGACAAGGAATTAGGGGTGTTTGAAGTTGGATAATATCAAGAGTACTTTTATAAGAAAAAGAAATAATAACTACAATGTTATAGTTGAATACTATGACGAAGCTGGCAAAATAAAACAAAAAAGTATTGCTAAATACGGATTAAAGAAAAAAGCAGAAAGGCATCTAATAGAACTAAAAGCAGAAATACAAAATGAGAAATATATGTTTAGTAATGATATAACTGTTACTGATAGATGTTACAGATATATTAATGAAAATAAACGTGATTGGTCGCCTTATACAGTAAAAAATAGATTAAGTTGGGTAAAATTAAATATAGCTCCATTTTTCAAAGATACTAAAATGGAAAACTTAACAATTCACCAAATTCAAAGATATTTAAATTATCTTTATGAAAATTTTACTGTTGAAAGTGCTAAAACAAGATTTGGTTTTTTTAGGTCAGTAGTTAAAGAATGCTATAGAATGAAAGAAATAAAAGAAAATTTATGTGACTTTGTGAAAAGCCCTAAAAAAGAAGCTTCAAGTATAGCTGATGTTTATACAAGGGAAGAAATTTTACAACTCTTTAAATTGTTAGAAGATAAGCATTTTGAACTTCCGATTTTACTTATAGTACTTTTAGGACTTAGAAAAGGTGAAGCATACGGACTTACATGGGATGATATTGATTTTGATAACAACACAGTTAAAATAGAACAAATTTCTATTTATCTAGATGGAAGTTTAATTTTTAAATCTCCTAAAACAACTGATAGTAAAAGATTATTATCTGCTCCGATTGAGCTCATGGATAAGTTAAAAAAGGAAAAGCTAAAACAAAATGAATTAAAACTTCAAGGCGTTTTAGAAAATAAATATAATTTGGTTTGCTTAAATAAAGAATTAAAACCATATAAAAATGATGATTTAAATAGATACTATCGAAAGTTTTGCAAAGAAAATAATTTTAGACAGTTAAGAATACATGATTTAAGACATACTAACGCAACATTATTATTATTATCTGGTACAGATATGAAAACTGTATCTGGAAGGTTAGGACATACAGATATCAAAATAACAATGAATAAATATAGTCATGTATTAGAAGAAATGGATAGAAAGGCAAGTGAAAATCTTAGCAATATATTATTTAACCAAAAGTCAACAGGTAATTAATGCAAGCCTTATTTTGTGGCAGTCAATTTGTCAGTTTTATAAAAATGTCAGCTAAAAATCAAGTTAAATGTATAGCAAATAATATCAATATATATTAAGAAGAGTAAGCAGTATACACATTTATATAAATATATATTACTGCTTACTTATACTTAATTACTCATATACTGAGTACTTCTATATGTATAAAAGTGTGTATTTTTAAAGTGTACGCTTGGTTGATTCATAACTTTTGTCAGTTTTAAGTCAGTAAACATAAAAAACTAATGATTAATCCACAGTTTTTAAGAAGTTATCCACAACTTATTTTATGATATAATTAAAATAAAAAATGGGGGTATACTTTATGATAAGTTATGATCCATTATGGAAACTACTAATAGATAAAAAAATTACCAAAACAGAATTGAGGGAAAAAGTAGGCTTTAGTACAAATACTTTGTCAAAACTTTCTAAGAATGAATCTGTGACATTAAGTATATTAGAAAAGATTTGTTTATGCCTAAATTGCAAAATAGAAGATGTCGTAGAAATAAAAAAAGAGTAGGTTATCCTACTCTTTTATTCGTTCTATTAAATCACTTAAATCAAGTTTACATTCTCTTATATCTAATATATTATCATTTTTACATTTTTTATTACTTACGCATAAGATTGAGGGTTCAAAAGGAAAATATTCTTTATATGCTTTTTTATAATGCAAATCTAAATATTTATTCAAATCTAATTTTTTAGTTCTTTCTACTTCACAATAATATATTTTTATTTCTCCGTTAATTCTTAATACTAATAACAAATCAACTATAACTTTATCAATTTTAAAAGGACATCTAGCTTTTAATATTTCTATATTATTTTTCATAAGTTCAGCTATAATTTGTGAGCATACTATTTTATGTTTCCATTGAACTGATTTTCTTCCAGTGTAAAAAATATTTTGGCCTGGTATTCCTTCTCTAAAACATTTTACATAATTTATTGTTGTTAATTTTTTCATTCGTGCTTGGCAACTTCTTAAACTCCCATTAAAAAATATAATTGACAAACTTTTAGTGTCACAAACACCCATTTTATCAATAAAATCTTTAATATTTTGGTCCCTATCTGTAATTATCATACTATTACCTATAATTTATCTAAAAAACTTAAATCATATTCAAAATTGACCTTTTTATTTACAACAGGAGTCGTTTTATTTTCTTTGCCTTGTAACTTATCATTTGTGATGTAATTCTTCTCTAAAGTACCTTTATTTGTATTAGAAGGCAACATGTCTTTTTTAACCTCTTTTTTAAGCTTTAAATATGGTTTTATAATGTTTTTTACTTGATAATCACTTATAAAATAGGATTGACATTCTATTTTTTCAGAATTTCGTTTAAAAATCATTCTTCCTTGTGTTTTAATTTTTTCTGCTCCTACATCATCTAGTATTAATTTACTATTAGCTTCATCTTGCATTTTATGGCATAGTCTATTTCCAAACTGTGCTCTAATAACTAAATCTATAACTGTATTATCAAATCTCTGTCCAGTAATAATTATAAATTGCCCTGATGCCCTGCTTATAACAGATAATTGTTTTAACATTTTCATTGCTATTTTTTTCTTATCTTCTATTAACATCACAAATTCTTCAATAACTATAAATCTATATTTTAATTTCTTATCATTAGATACTTTTTTATTATAATCATATATATTTGTCACTCCGTATTTTTCAAATAACTTATATCTATTTTTAGCTTCCTCAAGTTCGCCTGATATAACTTCTTTAGCCTGTTCTATATCAGTAGCATATTGTCTTACTTGTTTCAAACTTTTAAATATTGATAACTCCACTATCTTAAAGTCAATTAATACTAATTCTATTTGATTTGGATATAAATAAACTAGGCTTGTTATTATATTTCTTAAAGTTATTGATTTCCCTGAACCAGTAGAACCAGTCAATAATATGTGAGGCTCTTTTATAAAATCAATATATTCTATTCCATCAATACTTTTAGCAAATGGGATACATAATTCTTTTGTTTTACTTGGTATTTCATATTCTATAATTTCCGGTAATTCTTTTAACACCTCTATTCTAACCCAGCCACTAGATGCTTCCATTTTAACTTCATTGTTTAAATATAATTCTAGTGCATCTTTATGCTTTAAAAAATCATCAACGCTTAATCCGGCAGGAACAAATACAACAAATACAGTTTTATTATCTATAACAACCTCTGGATATTCACCTAAACTATTTTTTATATTTGCTGCCTTAAAAAAATCATCTAAACTTTTCTTCGGCTCTATCCATCCATCAAATACCCATGTAAAAAATATTTTTCCAGCATCCCAAAATAAATCAAATATAGGTTGAAGTGCATTACTCATATATATACCTCCTAAATATAGGTATTAAGGCAAATATATTCTTCGCATTAAAATAAGCCAATCTTTGTACATAGAATCTTTTTTTAAATATTCCATATACGTCTCATGCGAATATATATGCGAATACCCCTTTGACAATAATATATGCATATATAACAATAATATTTCTTTATTTTGAGAAAATATTTTGCAACTTTTAAATATAGTTAGCATATATATAAGTAAATAAAAAAATAAAGGGGATATGAAAATGAAAGAAATGTTAGAAAAAACTAGCATGGAAATGTTAAAAGAATACTTCTATGATGCAAGAGGATATTATCCAGAAGATGATTTTTTTACAAAGGAAGAACTTGTAAGCATAATTCTAAAAGATATGGAGGGCAAATAAATGAATGATTATAAAGTTAGTTGGACAGATAATGAAGGTTTAGAATTTTTTAGTGAATATTTAAAGAGAGAAGATGCTTTTATTTTATTTAATGAAATATGTGAAAATAAGGTTGATGAAGATCAAATAGAAGCTTGTTTATATGATCCAGATAACTTTCCTATAAAAACTTATAATAATATAGAAAATAAGCTTTATGTAATGTAAATAAGAAAGGCTAGGGATGACTTCTCTAGTCTTTTTATGTCGAACGATTATTGGAATATTTTCTCAAACACAATTGCATTTTGGTTACCAAAGTTTTACTATATAAGTATAAATAAAAGAAAAGAGGTTAGTAAATTGAACGGGATCAAAAGGAACATCATCATAGGTAAGGTTGGTGGAAATGCCAACGAAAACTCGATTAATTATAAAGTGAGTTTACCGGCTAAAATGGTAAAAGAATTAGGTATAACAAAAGAAGATAGAAAGGTTATTTTGACTTATGAGGATGACAAAATAATAATAAAAAAAGATAAATAAAGGGGATGTTATTTATGAATAAAAAATTAATAAGTATTTTAACATCATGTATATTAGCAGGAAGTTTAATGGTTGGATGTAGTGAGGATACTACAAAGAATTTAGATGAAAAAGGAAAACAAGCATTAGCCATAACGAAGAAAGAAGAACATGACTATAAAAAAGTAACTGAATTAACCCTTAGCAATGATTATGAGGATGAATATGTTGAAATAACAGGTACAGTTAAAGAATTCAAAACTGAATATAACACTATGATAATTACTTTAGATTTTGAAAAAGCAATATTACCAGTATATGTACACATCCCTAAAAACATGGTTGATGTTAAATTTGAGGTTGGCGATACAATAATAGCATACGGAAGATGTTGCGGACTTAGAAAAAGATCAGATGAAAGATACTTCCAAATTAATGCTTATTTCTTAAGCAAGACTCCAATAATTAAAAAAGAACAATCAAATCAAAATAAAGAAAATAAAACTAATAGTAAATCAGCAGATAATAATAAATTAGAGAACAATAATCAGTCAACAAATACAACTAAGAAAGTTCAACAAACTAAAAATAAAACAGTAAATGAAGAAAAACAACAACCTAAAAAATCCACTAAAAAACAACATACAACTAAAGAAGAAGACAACTATTATGATGAAAATGGTGAATATGTAGGTCCTAAACATAGTTCAATGGATGATAGAAAAAATTCAATATGCGATAACTGTAAGCATCCTATTGATGATTGTATATGTGATTTTGAAAAAGAAAATGCCGGTGAATATGTAGATTATAATGATTATGAAACACCTGAAGAGTTCCAAGAACAACCTAAACAAGAAAAGAAACAACAGGAACAAGAAGAAACACCTGCACAACAAGATAATAACCAATCACAACAAGACGATGAAGAAATCCTTAAATAAAAATAAAGCTGGTAAGGAAATTAATCCCTACCAGCCTTTTTATTATACTTTCTTTACATATTTATCAGATGCAGTTATGTAAAGCCCTGATTCTAAGCGATACATAGGAGTACTTCCATTTTTAGCATCTACTGTATCTATTACTTGTAGATGTTGCCCCTTCTTAACTGTTGTAACTGGATCTGCATCCCAATCTGCTACTTTTCTTATATTAAGTTTATCAAGTGTTACTATTTCAAATTTTGTTGCCTTAGTTTGTTCTTTCTTCTTAGGTTCTGCTTTTTTACCATCTACATAGTTTTTTACATCCTTTATGAAGTGAGCAAATCCTTCAGGTGAACATCCATATCCCCAAAAGTTAGTACCGGGACATTTTTTAGCACTTCTTGAAGGAATATATTTTCCTAAATAAGTTCCTCCAGCAGTGAACCAACAATGAGGTCTTATATGACTTATATCTACAGGTATGTTAAATCTTTTGCAAAGTAATCCATAAAGATATATTACTGCTTTCTTTTGTGCTTCAGTCATCTTATCTTTGCCCTTGTTAAAGCATCCATATATTTCTATACAGATAGCATTTGTATTCCAACCTCTAATTCCTATTGGAGTAGAATTAAGATTTCTACCAGTTGTTATTTTACCATCAGGAAAAATATTTAAATGTTGGGCTATGTAATGTCCATGACCATCACTGCATCCCCATTTACTTTTTCCATAAGAATCTAAAGATTGAGTTCTTCCAAAATGAGGTTCAGAAAATACTTTTTTATCAGTCTTTTCCCAAGTACTATAATTTGGTAAGTCCATCATATGCACCTGAAGTCTAGTTATTTTTCTTGTTACTTTTTGCTTAGATAACCATTCCTTTACATCTTTTTCATTTTCTAATAATGTAAAACCATTTTTAGTCTTCATTATTTATCACCTTCTTGGTTTTCAATTAAATTTTTAAAAGCTTGATGAAGCCCTGTAGATGCTAGTCCACTAAATAATCCTCCTAATAATACTCCTGGATTGGTTGTATGAGTTATCCATATATTTAATAGCACCCCTAAAATAGCCATAATTAAAGGGATATACTTATTGTCTATACTAGAAAAACTAGTTTTAATAACATATCCCACGCACAAACATATACCAACTATTACTGGTACTGCATATTCACTTATAAAACTTAAATCCATATTATCTCTCTCCTTTATTTTCTAATTCCTTTATTTTTTCTTCAACAACACTCATTCTACTTATAAGATTATTATGCTTATCTACCCTATTACTCAGAATAGATATATCTTCTTTTATATTCTTTATCTGTTCTTGTATTACTGCAGTTGTCTTGTTATTGCTAAAGTAAGAACCTGCTAGGGTTCCAACAAATGCTAGTATTGCAACAATTACTTCTGTATTCATAGACAGCACCTCCTAGCCATGTTTTACTCTATCTTTTAATTCATCTTGTTTGGCATCATTAAATTGTTTCACTTCTGAAAGATAGCCAGTTATACGTCTTATTCTTTGGAATGGCATTGATTTTACCTCATATTTCAAATCAACATAATCGCCATCTAATTTTACTGTAATATATTTAATTTGTTGTCCTGGATTTTTCTTTTGAACATAATCTATATATGCTTGTTTCTCTCTTTCATCTAATTCTACTGTACATCCTTGTTCATTCCAGCAATGAAAATCCATAATATCACCCCTTTTTTACATTAAAAAAGGACCTAAAATTAATTAAGTCCTTTAACTTTCTATATTGATTTATAAAGTACAATTATCCCTATTATAGACAGAATACCTATTAATATGCCTATTAAACATAATACTAACGCTATATATAATAAAGCCATGCCAACACTCCTTTTTATTTAGAGTATTAACATGACTTCATTTTTATAAACATATTTCTTACGCAATTGATTCAAATTGTGTGTTTAATAAATGATTATTTATTATATCCAGCTTGTAAACTCGTCATAAGTATTACAGAATTCATCGTATATTTCTATTAGTGAGTAACTACCAATGAATCTATCCCTACCTTCAACATTAGCTAAGAATAGTGGATTAAATAATGGAGTAGTTCCATCTTGTACTAAATTTCCATCTACAAACCATCTTATTTTACCAGTAGCAGCTTCCTCTGTTATTACTATTTCATATTCAGTATTTATTGATGGTGTTATTGGTAATCTATTAATATTAAGACCCCTGTCACCTACTGTAAAATTAGTTATATCCGTACTACCATGTTGCATTATTAACTTTTCATTTGTAATATATGCACTTGTTAGGATATTCCAACTTGTAGCTTTTGCTCCAATTCCACATACGGCTCTAGTGTTAGCATCAAGGGAAGTAGGTGTAAATTTAATTCTAAATGTTCTATCCTTGTCAGTTAAATTTAATGAAGTTAAATCAAAGTTAAATGTATCATTCTCAGTAAACACTATTTGGTTATTACTTACTGTTGGAGCGCCAACCAAAGTAGCTTCAATACCACCAATACTATCAGTTAGTTTGTTGTCTGTAGTGTTCATACAAGTGCTATCTATTTTAAATATTGGAGTTTTAATTTGTTTTACCTCATTAATCGTAACATTACAAGTATCTGTAATAGTTCCATTAGTTGTATCTTGTGATGTACAAGTTACAACTGAATTTCCTACTGCTTTTGCCTTTACAGTACATTTTAATCCATTTGCCACTAGTTCAACATTTTCATTACTAGCAGTCCAAGTTACATTTTTATTAGTTGCATTTGTAGGAGTTAATGTTGCTGTTAATGTATCTTCAAATTTTGAATTATTATCACCTAAAGTAATACTGTCTTTATCTAAATTTAATGCGGTTACTGCTGCCACAGGTAAGTTTACAGTAACATTACAAGTAGCCTTTTGACTACCACAAGTTGCAGTAATAACACAAGTACCATTTTTAATAGGTGTTACAACTCCATCTTCAACAGTAACAAATCCAGTTGGTAATACACTCCATACTACGGTATCTGTTGTATCAGTAGGAGTTAATGTAGCAGTTAATGTTTGTGCAGCATCTGTTGTAAATGATAATGATGTATTATTTAAAGTAATTGCAGTACATGGAGTAGCTTCTTGTAGTGCATTAATATAACCATCAACATATGTAAGTCTTCCTACTATATTATTTCTTAATTGTTGAATATTATTTGTTGTTGTAGAAGGAATACCAGTAAAACTTCCTCCACCTGTTGTACTTGCATAATCTTCTTGTACTATATCTTTAGGGCATACATCATTAAATTCTTCAAACTTTTGTATTATATGACTTGCTGATAATACATCTTTTCTTAATTCTGCATATCTTGCTTTTAATTGAGTCATATATAATTGCTCAAGTCTATTATATAATAAGTTACTTGTATGATTTACATAATCTTCATATTGGTTTCTTCTATAATCAGTTGGAAGAATTTTACTACCATTCCAATATAATCCCCAAGTACTATCCATATCATAAACACTAGCAATCCAATGAATACCATCATAACAGAAGAATAATTGGTTTTTACCAAATCCATCTAAATTAGTTGCCACTAGTCCGTATATATAATAATCAATTAAACTATTAACATCAAAGTAATTACCTAAGTTAGCTTTAAACTCAGTATCACTGGAATTCATAACAAATTTAATTGCATTAGTCCAACTAGTTTTTATATTTGCAGGAACTACGTCATGTAGTTCATCTGTCCAGTCACTACCGTTTATAACTGGTAATGCTCTAAAGCATCCACTTACATAATTTTCACCACATAAAATACAGTGAGTATCTAGAGCGTCGTCCATATTACTCATCCACTTGTCTTTTGGAATATTTAATGTATATCTACCTTGATATACCCCATTGGAATAAACTAATACTGGAAATCCATCTATTGCGCCTTGGTTTGGTGAAGTTCTAAGTAATTCAGGTAGTGCTGTTGCATAATCACCTCTAGTTTTTATTATATCACCCCAAAGACGAGCAGATACAACATTTCTTGCATGGGAGATATCTATCCAGTTTGCCTTAAGTACAAATTTATTTTGTTTGCCCCAACCTTTAAAATCTATTTTTAATTTCTTTGTCTTTGCTTTGTCTTGGTATGGTTTTATAGTAAAATTCTTTTTAGGATATGCCATAGAACTATTACCTTGACATTTTATATCTACATATCCATGATATTCTTTTGTTTTACTGTAATAGTCAAATTTCATTACTGTGGCAGTTTTAGAAGTTGGTAATGTACCCTCACTAAAATATATTCTTGGCATATCCATTAACTGTGGTTCTATATTATTACCAATATTTCCATTTTCAATTTTATTCACAATATCTTTATATTGCGTATTAAGTGCTTTACCTTGTGCAGCACTCAAAGCAGCAGTAGTTGAGTCACTTTCTAGATTATTTACAACTTCTATTGTACTTCCACCTGCAGGTAATTCAGTTCCACTATCTAATTTTGTTCCATCCTCTTTTGCTAGGTATATTTTTCCACCTTCTACTATAGATTTAGCAGGCATTTTATTTACTTTGTCTACATTGTCTTTTGCTACTTTTTCAAGTTTATTTAATTTTGCACTAGAGATTACATCTCCATTTCCCCAATTAGTTTGATTGTAAGTTCCGTCACTATTATAAGTATCAATTGCATCTCCACCTAAACTAAGCATAGATACATCTGCTATAGCACTGTTAACTGTTGCTATGTCACCTTCTTCAAACAATGGTTTTAGAATATGTACTGCACCTTTTATTATTGGAAGTGATCTTATACTTTCTTGACTTTCATTAAGAAGTCTTAGTTGTAAATCATAATCTCCCAATTCAGTATCTTCGTTTATTAACTCTCCTTCTATTACAAATACAACTTTACCATCGTCAGTAGCTTGTATTGGGAATTCTTTTTTCACCTCTGCATTTTTATACCACTTAACTTGTGCATAGGATGCTTTATATTTCACTAGTAAGTTGCTTAAATCGTCTGACTTATATCTGTATTTATTATCTACAATTTCTATTAACAATTTAATATTTCTATCATTCTTATATAGAAATATTTCTTCATCTAATTTGGCTGTATTCTTTGAAACTGTCAACTTACAATCAGTTGTGATGTAATCATTATTAGCCATCTTAAACACCTTCCTTTCAAAATAAAAAAGAGAACTAAAAATTTAATTTTAATTCTCTGCTTATTTATCTATTTTATCTGTGGATTTTAATTCTTCATTTTCTTTTTTAAGTTTATCTATTTGTTGCTTATATATTTCACATTGAGCTTGAAATAGTACTTTTTGGTGATTAGCTTGTGCCAATTCTTGTTTATATATTTCAGTTATTATATTTATTGCATCCATTCAATCACCTCCTATTCTGTATAAGTTACTTTCATCGTTACACTACCTGAACATACTGCATAATTACTAGAATTATAAGTAGATTGAATACCGAATCCTTTTATAGTACCACTGGAAATTGCATTTAGTATAGTGCTATTAGTTATAGTTAACTTACCACTGTCACCAACTGCAATACTAACACTACCACAACTATTACCATATGTAGGTTTTCCACTTGGTCTGCTTTTGTAATTATGAGTTTTTACTACTATTGGAACTCCTGCATATTGTCCACCAGATAATCTCTTAATAGTAAGTTCGATTTTACTAATACTTTTGCCCTTAAATTGATTGAATTGTGTACCAAAGAACCAACATCCATTACAATCACCATAGCCATAATCACCTTGTCTTGCAGTATTATCTTTCTTCCAGTTATTGTATACTGAACTTCTATAAGTATCACCACTATTAGATTTTATTGTTACAGTCTTTTTAGTTGATGTAGTAGGGGCTTTGCCTGGGTCTGTAGTTTGATTACCTCCTTCGTATGTTGCTTTTGCGTGTTGTATAATTTGTCCAGGTAATGTTTGGGCGGTATTTGCAGTTAAGCCGCCACAGTGAGCTGCATTTGCTATAGTTATAAAAGCGCCACTAGTAGTTTGAAATCCATATTGACTACATACACCAGCTGAACTTGCATCATGTATTCTTGCACATCCACTACCTCTGTACCCTACTTCACAATTAACTAGTGTAGTATTTTTAATATACATTGATGCAAAGGCATCCCCTATATAACCTACAATACTACTTTGTCCATCACTGTGTTTATTATCACTACCATAAACTTTAACACTATATGTATTAAGGGAACTACTTTCTTGTGATATAATACTACCAGTTCTACCAGCTACTGCACAACCTGTGTCGGGGTGGACAACACCAATTTGTCCTTCTTCGGTACCTGGCCAGCCACCATATACCCATAATTTTGCACTACTCATATAGTTTCTAATATATCCGTATAATGTGTGTCCATCGAGATAAAATTTTATTTGTCCACTAGTATAATTTTGAAAGTCTGCATTTTCGGTTATATCCCCACGCATCCATATACTTACACATTTACCATTTAGGAATTTAGGTAAGGCATCTAATACCCCTGCAATTGTCTGATATACTGCTCCTTCCTCCAATTCAACGTCATCACTACCTGAGTCAGGGTCTATTTCAATTTGTATGTCGTCATCCAGTGTGCTTGGATATTGTGCATTGTTTATTTTATTAGCAGTAATTGTATCGGCAGTTAATTCACCCTCAACGGAGAAACTATCTCCGATAACTTCGGAACCTTGTATCTGAGCACCAACAATATTACCTTCACTATCTACACTAAATGTATTACTTTGATTTTTAAAAGTACTACCTATTATAGTTGCTCCTGTAATTGTTTTACCATCGATAGCACCATCAACTATCATATCACCACTTATTTTTACTTGCTTAGCTATAACACTTAAGGCATCTTCTGTTAATGTCATTGAACTTGAACTATTACCTCTAACAAACCAAGAAAATCTATCCGCTAGTTGTTCGTATTTTGTTTCATTAGCCTTAATTACAGAACTTTTAGTTATTGCTGCAACCGGTATAGTTTTATTTACAGTGGATTTCCCTTCAATATTAATAGTTATATGTATCTCTCCTGCATTACCATTTACAGTAAGGAGAGTGATAGTTTTATAATCACTCTCTAGTTTTGCAGTACAGTTAGTGGTATCTGTTATAGTTACTTTGTACTGACCTTTGGTTGGAGTCGTATTAACTGCGACTAATGGAGTAGTTCCATTATATATATCAATTCTAGTATTTTTACTAGTTTGTTCCACTGCCACCTTATTAACTGTTGTGGTGAATGTATTACTATATATAGTGACAGTTGTAGATGTAGCTGGTCTATTAACTTTAGATGTAAATGAATTACTATATATTTCACTCATAAACAATCACCTCCTAACTTACATTGACAGTTATACTAGCTTCATTACCTTCTAGTGTTGTTGCAGTTATGACACAACTTCCAGCAGTTCCTTTAGAGTCTACTCTACCACCACATACAGTAGCTATGTTTGTATCACTAGATTTCCATGTGACTACTTTATTATTCCAACTTTCGTTGAATTTAAGTATTAATCCAAGTTTAGACCATTTACCCATACTTCTAGCACTTGTGTCCTCAAACCAAATTTGATTAGAAGTACCGCCACCACTCGGTGCAGCTTCTGGTGCATAAACTCTAACCCAGTCTACATACATAGTATATTCAGTCATATCACTAGGAACGCTACCACCTGCAGCACCTAAAGCCTGATTTAGTAGTATATAGTGTGGTTGGTGGAACATGAACCATGTGTTATCATCGGATATGTCAGAATGTCCTATAAGTCTATCATCTACATAGTAATCTAGTCTATCGTGAGTCCATTCCATAGCATAGATATGGTAATCATCGAAGCTTCCTATGTTTCCTGAATCAACCCTACCTAAATCTTTGGCATCCCAATTATCCCATACTAGGTCTGTTCTGTATAATGCACCAGCTGTAGTCCATGCATAACCGTTTTTGTGCTCCATGATATCTATTTCACCGCAGTATGGCCATGTTATGCCGCCACCTTCTTCGTAGTTACCTCCTAATGTCCAAAATGCTGGGAATGAACCTATTGTTTGTGGTATCTTAATTTTAGCTTCAAATCTACCATACATAAATTCTCGTTTGTTATCTGTATGGATACAACCACTTGACCATTCTTTACCATTAGAACTTTCTCTCTTAGCTTTTATAACAAGATTACTATTTTCTACCCATACGTTATTTGTTCCTGCTACATAATTTTGAACTTCATTTGGTCTACTATAATTGTTTTCATAATCCCAGTTAGCAGTATTTAAAGTTGTGCCAGTGAAGTCATCCTCCCATATTAGTGTTCTACCCGGTCTGTAAGCATCACTTGAACCACCCGGATTACTACCACCACCAGATGAGTTGAATAATTTCTTCATTTCATCTACTGTAAATGCTGAATCCCATACTTTACAAGTGTGTATTGTACCTTTCCAGAATTTACTCTTATTACATTCAGCATCTTGATATGCACCTAATATCAATGAATAGTCATTCATATCATATTCATTCCTATTAACTGCGACAGTTGAGCCGTTTATAATTATATGACTAACAACACCTTTAGATATAGATATTGCTATCTTGTTATTTTGTCCTCCAATTAATGTCCAACTACTTTCATAAGTACCGTCGCTTGAGTTTTGTCTATTACCTATTATATAATAATGATTATCATCCTTATTATAATACATTTTTAGTCCATCTCCATCACTATTTTCATATGCGCAATGGAATACATTCGCAAGTGAACTTTGAGTAGCTCCATAATCGTCAAAATCTATAAAGAAGGTGTGATCACTTGCAGTTTGGAATAGTTTTACTCCAGTGTCTATATATTTAGAAGAACCGTCAAATACTGTGTCGGAAGCTAGTTCGTATACTGGTGTAGGAGTAGTAGGTTCAGGAGTTGCGGTACTTGTAAGAGTAACTGTAAATTCATTACTTGTCTTAGTAGTACCGTTTGCAGTTGTAACTCTTATAGCCATTTGATAAGTTCCAGCACTAGCTTTATTATCATGTTTAAATTTATAATGTGTTCCATTAGCAGTTACTTCCTCTGTTTTATCGTAGAATGTATTTCCGCCATCCCATGAAACTTCATGTTTTGCTACTGCTATATTTGTGTTATATTCAATATAAAATTCAGTTTTTTCAGTTTGTGTTATGTTTGCTATATTACTTATAGTTAGTGTTTCCGGAGTACTAGTTTCAGTAGCATTAGCAGTAACCACTACATTGCCAGTAACTTTATTAATAGTTATAGTATCACCACTTACTACACTACTTGTTATATCGGTACCACCCATAGTAACTTTTATAGCTGATAAAGTATGTCCACTATTAGGAGTTATAGTAGCGACATATAGTCTATTAGCCTTTACAGAGTTAAGAGTATTACTAGTAGTACAATTAGTTAAATTATTAGTTATTGTATAAGTAGTAGGAGTAATTTCTCCACCACCACTTTCAGTATATACACATTTTAATTTACAGTTATTGTATGTTCCATTGTCCCAACTACTAACATTAAACACGGCACTTGAATTAGTAAAGGAAGTAGCGCTTATATAAGTACTCCCCCCATCTTTACTGATTAAGATGTCTGTAATATTAGTAGCATCGGTTGTAAAATTTACTGTCAATGTATCCCCTGTCGTACTGGGGTTACTTGACACAGTTATTGTTGCCATATAAACACCTCCATTAATTACAAGTAGTTACTAAACACTCTTTACTAAGTATTATAGTATACCCATCTAAATTTTGAATTGATTCCTTTACTTGGTTCAATCCATCTTTTGTCGCATATGTATCACTTACTGTCATTTTAAAACCATCTAGGGATTGTTCTAATTTGGACTGTTTACTAGTTACGTCATTTACATTGGTCTCTAATTTACCTATTACAGTTGTATGCTTATCAACAGTGTCCTTAGTGCTATTATATTCATCCTTTAATTGTGTAACAGTGCCATCCGTTTTAGTGATGGTTGTGTTACTTATTAAGCTACTAATTTGTCCTTGTGCTATACCTATATTAGTTGTATTAGTCGTCACTTGTTCAATGACACTGCTTAAATCTCCATCTACAGTAATATTTTTAATTGTATCGACTGTCTTTTTAAGCTGATTGAAAGACACGTCCAGTGTCTGTTCTGTGTCATCAAATTTGATGTGACTTGCTTTTATGGTATTAGTATTATTGTTTATACTGCTGATAACACTACTAATATCTAATTTACTACCTGAAATATTGGCATTATCATTAACCATAGCATCCACTATTAATCCATTAGCTACTGCACCACTTTTTATCCCTTTTTCGTCTATTAATACTCCAGTGCCCGTAGCATCAAATAAACTAAATGTAAAATTACCAGTAGCATCTTTTCCTATTTGAATACGTACTTTTCCGTCTTTATCCTTGAATTGTTGTAGATTACCTTGTAATAACATACTTCCATCTTCTGATTGTATTTGTACATTATTAGTATTAAGAATACCTGTATTAATTTTATTAGCACTAACAGTGTCAATCATTGCATCCTTTATTAGTGCGTTAGCTATAGTTACTTTATCACTTGTCAATACTAAAGAGTGGATATTATCCATAGTTAAGTTTCCACCTATTAACGTTTGTATCTGTGCTACTGTAGCTTTTAGGTTAGTGATAGTCGCATTAATGGCATCTAAATCTCCAACTTTTAGGTTATCTATTTTAGCGTTAACAGCAGTAAAATTTTTAGTAGTAAGGTCTTTAAACTCACCATAGTCAGCTTTTATCTTTTGTGCTTCTAACTCTACTACTTTTAATTTTGGTACACTCTCTCCATCTAATAATAAATTACCTTCATCATCTATATATAGCCATGGAGCTTTTCCATCTTTTGTAAGTGTTTCTAACATCTCCTGTAGGTCTTGTGGTATTTTGGTATCAGGATCAGTTTGTAGTGCTTTGGTTTCAGGGTCGCCACACAAGTCCACTATTGTTTGTTTTGCAGTTTCCATTTCATTAGTTGCGTCCTGTAATTCTGCACTCATTTCCTCTGTCATTTCTTCTGTATTTAGTGCTTGTGTTAGAATACTAACAATTCTATCCATGGCCTCATCATAATCTTCACCAGCCTGTTGTATATCACCTATTTTAGCGTCCTCGCATTCTTCGTCCTCTATACTCTCAATTTGCACTTCAAGTCTATCCTGATCATCTTCAACGGTATCATCTACCTCATAATACGTATCATCCGTTGTGGTATCATCGGAAGTAGCCACTGTTGCTACTTCTCCTTCTTCTGCAAATTCTTCCATTTCCTCGTCTTCAGTGGGCCATATAATCATCTCGCCGTCGTCATCATACACGGGTCTGTCCTCATACTCTTGCCCATCACCTATCATATGTCCACCTCCTATCCAATCATAAATCTGCCTATAAATAATATATTCTTACTTGCAAGGTTTTTCACTTTCACCTTTCTAAATACTCCACTTGATAACCCATTAGTGCATTCAAGTGCTACATAGTCCCCGTCTTTGTCTTTTTCTACTACTATAGCAGTATGTGATATAGCCATAAACTCACCATTATTTTTATTATCAGCATCCATGAATATAATATCTCCAATAGCTAAATTCTTAAAAGTTTGTAAGTCTGCCACATCTACTACCCAATTCTTTTGCACAAAATACTTACCGATATTTGCTTCATTTCTTGTGCTAGGTATCGCCCAACTAATACTATTATTCCTATTATTGTCAGTTTTCTTTTCATCTCCATATGGTGACTTCTCATAAGTCCAACCTGTTAATACGTAGTTAAGAAAACAACTATCGTCTATTTGGTACTTATTATTCATTTTCCATTTACTGATATTCTCAGCGGGATTCTTGAAGTCACAAGGAGTAGTTGCATTGTATGTGAACTTACTATTATTATTATAATAGGTGTTAGCAATTTTAACTAAATCAGAAGCATATTTGAATAATGGTTGTGCATAATTACTACCTTTTTTCTTAGCTCCAACACTTCCAAGGTATGCTTTATCACTAATCGTAGTGTCTGGATTATAGTATACGGATACAATGTAAGTAGTATTTACCTTTGGTATTAGTACCCCATTCTTACAATCTACCCCCTCTAGGTATACTGTATCAGGTTGTATTAGCTTAAATCCTTTCGCAGTAGTGAATATAATACGGGCATAATAACTATCATTGTAGTTAGTGGATGAAGTTGCCGGCACTCTAAATTGTAGTTTTTTCAGTGGTTTATTGTAAGTATATACACGTTGACTATCTAACATCTTATTACTAGTTACACTATTACTTTCCCAATCTGCTCCATCTCCAAAGTATAATATCTTTTTCTTATATTCCTTATAATAAGTTTGAGTACTAGCCTTATCCTTCATAGTCCAACTGTTTGAAGTTAGACTACTTAACCACAATGTTTTATCACTAGTATTACACATATCCTTTGGTTTCCTTAGAAATATTACATATTTTGTCTTATTGCAGTAATCAAGCATCATTGTATTGAAATCATTTATTAATGTATTCATATTCTTATAATCACTTCCATAAGCACTTGTTAAATGGCATTCCTCACATACAAATATAGGTTTCTTTGGATACTTTTTAAGTAAAGCTTTTATCAGTGATGTATAGTCCTCTACTACACTATCAACATTATCTGTTATAGAAGGTACTCCAAATGCTAACATTATATGACTAACAGTTTTAGGGTATGGAGTTTTGTCTGTAACTCCATTTACTGTTATATCAGTAATAAGTTTTCCATTTTCCGCAAAGTCCTTAGGTGCAGCACTTTTAAGCCCTTTGAAAGTGACTTCATATGTTGTACTATCAGGGTCATCTACTATATCTTTTGGAGGTGTTGGTTTTGAAGGTGATTGGTCTTTTACTTTCGCTTCTTTATCGGCTCTTGCTAAGTCCCACGGTCTTAGTATTATGCCGTGTTTATACCAGTGAGCCATACTACCTCTTGTACTATATGTTATAGACATATCCTCATATCTTATAGCTCTTGGCCATTTTTTATTACCACTTGCATGGGATATCATACGTTTACCATTTACTTTACCACAATATACAACTACGTGATGTGTACCAGCAGTGGCATATTTAGAATTACCTCCAGACTTGGATGCCCATGCAACTGTTACATTTGAAGGAACTGTGGCATTACTTAGCATTATCAAGTCACCTGGTAGTAGTTCATTTATTGTTGTGCTTGTTAATTTCTTTAGGGTATAACCGCTATATTTACAAGCGCTTTTAACTAAAGTACCATAAGCACAGTTAGCTCCTCCATATTTCTGAGTTACACTTCTAAGTCCGGCATATAGATAAGCACATGAGCTTAACGAACTGCACACATAACAATAAGGTCTATATATACCATTTATAGTGCCGCTTGCTCTAAATCTTTTACTATCATCATATATACAAGCGCCACCATAGTAAGTAGCTTTTTTATATTTTTGATGTAATTCTGCTATTTCTCTAGCCTTATTAACTATTTTCTTTCTAACATTCTCTGCAACGCCTTTTTTTGTAGTAGTATTACCGTCTATTTTCCATGTAGGTGCATTCTTAACACTTGTAGCCCTAGTCATAGATGATTCTGTTAATACCGCAGTAGCAGTTGCACTCTTATTTGATGTAGCTGGTTTTACTGCTCCATAACCTTTTTTCTTGCCTTTACTATCAAGGCAATATGGTAATTGACCATCTACTACCTTGTACCATCTAAGATACCACTCTATATTAGTAGGTGTACCCCATCCGGTTACTTGTTTATATTTCTTTCTATAGTCTTTCCAAGGTGCTTGCATTGTGTCGATTACTTCCCAGTATTTCTTCTTAACTGCTGCGGATTGTTTATATAGTAAGGCACTTTTCCCACTTGGAGATACATATATTTTCATACCATATCTGTCTTTTATATAGTGCATAACAACCCATTGAAACCCCCCTATACCTAGATTGTATCCACATAGAGCCGCAAGTATATTCCAATGGTATTCTTCAAGTCTTGCTCTCATTTCATTACATCCAACCATTATTTGGTTGCATATAGCCTTATCCACTTTTACCCCATTAATAACTTTAGTGCCACAAGATTTAGGACGCATATTAGAATAAGTTGGTGTAAAGTATTCAACTTTACCATCCAGATATTTTATTTTCATTTTCTTATTGAAATATGTACCACGTTCACACTGCATAAGTCCATATCCACCTGTTGAGTCTTTTGTAGCATCGTATGGGTTTGCAGTAGATTCTGCGTATATCATTGCATAAACTAATTGTGGGTCAAGTCCAAATTTCTTGCTATAATATTCAACTGGTGCGTATATTTTCCATGTATTGGATTTACTACGCAAATTCCTTAAATTGCTATACTTATCGCTCCATTTCCCTAATCCAAAGCCGGCATAATAATCTACTGCCGCCTTGTATTGTTTTGCAGTTTTACTACTATCCTCTTTTTTATCAGGTTCAGGTTGTGTAGTAGGTGTTTTACCTTTTATTTCTCCGCATTTATATGTAATACAGTCACGTATTCTACTATCCCCTATCCATAATCCATTATCTATTTTCTTTATGTTTATAGCTCTATAATCTTCTGTGTCCTCACTTATTTTACTTGTATCATCTCCGGGTTTTACTGGGTCAGGTACTACTTTATCTGTATATTTCTTTATAAGGTTATCAATAGTTTTTTTATCGACACCTAATTGTTGTAGATACTGCCTTATTGCTAATATATCGCTTGTAGTTAGTTTTCCTGTCTTTTTAATAATATCTATAGTTTCATTTATAATATCTTCTTTTTTTAACGATTTGATGTTACTTTTTACATCTTTGAAGTTTGCTAAGGTTATTTTATTTTCACTGTCTGTTAATTCTAATTCACTTATTCTTCCTTCCAATTGTATAGGAGGATTAAACTTATCATTTACTATATAATTAGTGTCTCCTACCTCAATTTCATCATATTCATCATCTGTTAAATATACTGGTATCTCATATGAATATTTTATTTGTTTAACTTCCTGCAATTTCTTATATGTTTCTAATAACAATGCTCCTGGGTCTGTTGTATCACTGGTATATTTACCTAATATATACTTGTCCCCATTTGAAAACATATCATGTGCATCTGGATCTAATAGAAAATCTTGTCCTAATGGTTTATCTAAAGGGTCGCCTTGGTCTTTTTCCCATTTAATATCTTTGAATGTAATACCATTAGCTCCTACACCTATAAGCCCACTAGCAAGGTCTGTAGCATCGCCTGTCCTTTTCATGCCATAACTGTTGAAATCATAATCATATCTTTTATATGTTTTATTTCCTCTTTCGCCATCTGCATAGCAGTTAACAATTAATTCATAGTTTCCATTAATACTATCTATAGGATTTACTGTAAATTCATATTCGCAATTGCCATATCTAGCTATTGATTCTTGAATTACTGTGTAAACGGCTTTTGGCTCTGTAATACTAGTTTCTACTGATATATCATCAAGTTCTGGGCTTACATAACCTTTTTTATAATTTGTGTCTTTAAGAATAGTATCTAAGAATTTATTCATATTACCAGTTATAGTAGATTCTCTTATATAATCATTCCTTAATTCAATCCCTACAATTTCAGATTGTACATTCCTTACTACTGAATCAATATTTTCTTCATCTTCACAAGCCATAATCTGAAACATCTTATATTTATTATTTCGAATGAATAATACAAAATTTCTCTCAGTTATTGCCTGTTCTAATTCTTCATCAAGAGTAACTGAAAAATCAAAGGTTTCAGCTCCAGTTTCAAGATATGGATGATATGAATAATCAAAATAAAGGCTAGGTGTTAACCTAGCACATATCTTCTTATCGGAATCTAAAATTATTAATTCACCTAGCACTTTATCACTCTCCTAACCATTTATCCCTAAATATCACACTCGTTGTAGTATCTGTATCATTGCTGTTTGTTTTTATATTATTTTCTCCTGTATCTAATTCAAAATAACGACTACCTATGTCAACTAAATCATCGCATGGCTCATCATTTAAATAACATCTGTGATTTTCACAGTCTATTTCAAGCACATCTCCTTCTTGAAAATATACAATATTTTTAGGAGTTTCTTGTTCTTTAGGATTTAATTCATCAACTCTAATATGTGTTAAGCTCATAGCACTTGATTTATCAAGAGTGCTAGTAGTTCCTATATATAAAACTACATATGCTAATTTTTCAGTTGGTAAATCAGAATATTTTAAGTTTTTACTACTTTGGCTTTTTATAGTTTTGCCATCCTTAATCTTAGTAACTGTAACATTCCATACATATTTCTTATTGATTTTTTCTCTTGACAATGTCCATTGGCCATAATATTCATTCCAACTATCTAATCTCCCAGATAGTTTATTACTAACTGTAACAACTGATTTTCCTGATTTATCAGTAATTATGTATGTTTTAGTATTAGGCTTTGGTACTTTTGTTGAATCTTTAAGAACTGTTCTTGAGCCTACAGTACATCTAGGATATGTATACTCATACCATGCATTATCATCATACATTCCTAAAGTAAATAATTTTTCCCCATTAACACCAAAACCATATAACTCAATTATTCCTGTTTTATCATCAGCAGTTTCAAAGTCTTCATCATCTGGATAACTATACACTGCATTATCAGCATTAACCAGATAGTCTTTTGCTATATACCCTGAATATCCTTTGTATTTCTTAGCTAATTTATAATATGTAAGCTTACTATCTTTATCATAATGATCTTTCATTATGCATCTTACACAATCTCCTATTGGCACAGTAGCCACCATTTTACTTGATTTCTTGGCTGACTTTCTTATTGCTAATTTCTTATCTTCTTTATTATCTGGAGCAATTGCTACGAAGTTTCTAACTGTTAATTTAACCTCCGTAGTATCATATTGTTTTGTTAGGTAGGAAGCACTACAATATCCAGTAGTTTTTACTGTTTTCTTATTCTTGTCAGTGTACTCATAGTCAAAACTAACCCATCCATTCTTTAGTGTTCCATTTTTAATCTTATGACCATATTTAAATGTACCTATCTTTTTATAGTTTGTTCCTGGACCTTTTCGAACATTTAGTGATGAACTAGTTACTTCATAATAAGGAATCTTTTTGCCTGACAATATTTTTTCATCTTCATTCTTATACTTAGGTTTACTAGGGTCGCCGTTCTTTCCTGTGCTATTATGTCTCATAAATGCTGTTAATTTAAACTCATCAACACTATGACTTAAATCCTGTCTTACACATACTCCCTTCCACGTAGTGTCACCACTAGGTACTGTCCCCATAATAACACTATTTCCACTTTCACTTACTGCTAGAGTTCCGCCTACAGTCCTATCAGAACCGATACTAGCAGAAGATGTTGTCCATCCGGATGTATCTTCACATTTATCATATAATACTTTCGTTGATTGTTTTACTGCTGATAGAGACAATGTAGGATATTTGCCTACTAATATTCTTTCCCCTGTTTCTTTGTGCTCAAGTTGAGCATAATATGCATCTGTTGAAAATCCTATCTGGATAATTGGAGATATTGCCCTATTGCCAGTAACATCACATGTCAAATCACTACCTTCTGCATCTATTGCAGTTATTTCATCTGAATAAAAATATGGTTCTGGGCAAAATAACTTAATAGTAGATTCATAAGAATAAAAACATACAGGGTCTTTTTCTATTTTATCTTGTAGTATAGCTAAAATAAATCTTTCCTTGTTAATATAAAAAGGTTTAGGCTCATCTACATCAAATATATCTCTTATATCTTTTAACTTTTCATTAAGTTCTTCTTTAGTATCGCAGTCAATTAATATGTCTATTTCTATAACATATGATTCGTATTTCTTACCATTGTATATTTCTCCATCTCTGGATGCTATATCAAGCGTTGATATTTTATTAGAAGGTAATATAGGCAATCTTATTTCTTCAATGTCACATACTTCAGATAAATTGAAGCCATTGTATTTTACATTATCATATCTATGCATTATATACCTCCTAATCTATTTAATCTTTTTGTTCTATTACTTATATCTTCTTGAACTGGTTTTGATGTTAAGCGACCTACTTTCTTACTGTCCATATACATACCAATGCCATTTAGTGCATCGACCATAGCTTCTCCCATTCTATCATAATCAATAGCTGTATTTCTCGCCATTGTATCAAGCTTATCATCTAGATAATTATAAAATGAATTTAAAGGTAATATAGCTTCATCTCCTGCTTCTCCACCCCCAAATAGGGTTGGCTGTGTCATAATACCACCCTTAGCATACCAGCTTATACCAAACGAAGGAACACTTGGAGGATTTAAACTAAAACTGCCACTAACACTAAAATGAGGTAACTTTATCTTTGGTAATGACCATGAAAAATTAAAGAATGATTTCATTCTATTTATTGCATTACCAACTGCATTCTTAGCAGCATTAATCTTACTACTAATAGTATTATAAATATTACTGAATATTGAACTGACTGTACTATAAGCTGACCTAATTGGATTTATTATATAAGTCTTAACTAAATTAAATCCTGTTTGTACTACTGATTTCACAGTATTAACCTTAGCTTGAATAGTAGATTTAATTGCATTCCATACTGTAGAAATTACAGTCTTGATACCATTCCATATGGAATTTGTAACAGTTTTGATTGCATTCCACACTGTAGTGATTATAGACTTAACTAAATTAATACGATTAGTTATAGATGTTTTTATTAAATCCCATACTGTAGAAATTACAGTCTTAATTCCGTTCCATACAGTGCTTGTAATGGATTTAATTGAATTCCATACGTTTGATATAGTATCTTTAATACCATTCCATACCTCAGAACATTTCGCTTTAATTGTATCCCAGTTTTTATACAACGTTATACCTATTGCTATTAATGAGGCTATAACTGCCACTACGATAAGTACTGGAGTTGATATACCAGCTATAACTGCACCTAATCCAGTAAAAAGTCCTATCAATGGTTGTAACGTTAACATTAAAGTCCCAATTGTAGAACCAACTAATAATAATATAGCTGCTACTGCTGCTATAGTTGCTATGGTTGATTGTATACCGGATGGTAGACTGTTAAACCAGTTAGCTAAACCATTAAGTGCATCTAAAACTACATCTATGGCCGGTTTTAAACTTTCTTGAAAAGTTCTTTTTATACCTTCTATAGCACTTCCTAAATCATTATATTTGATCTCATTTAGTTGCCCTAGTGAATCCTTTGACTTATCAGCTTCACCTGATATATCCATTAATGCCTTGACTCCATCTGCCCCTAAATCTTCCCACATAGTACCAAACAATTGTACTCCTAATGCATTCTGTTCTATAGGATCTTTTATTCCAAATAAAGCACTTGTAACTTGTGATAATGCTTGTTTTGCTTCTTTTCCACCTTTCCCAAACTTAGCAGTAGTTTCATCAACATTAAGTCCTAACTTCTTAAATGCATCATCTGCTGTACCATCTTTAACACGTATGCCAAATTCTTTTACTGCATCTCCTAATTTATCCACTGAGAATGTACCTGATTCTGCACCATTTTGAAGCATATTGAACATATCTTCGCCATCTAAACCTATTTGCTTAAAATGTACTGAATATTCGTTTATAGTATCTAATAAATCATCATTTTTGTTTAAGCCATTTTGTGCACCTTGAATAATTAGATTATATGCTTCATCGGATGTATAACCAAATTGTTGCATAAGCATGTTAGCACTACGTACTGATTCAGCAACATCCATATCAAAAGTATCACGTAGTACAAATGCATTCTCAGCAGTTTTCTTAAGTTCTTCGCCAGTTTCTCCAGTTTGTTGCTTAACTATAGCCATGGTTTCAGCTATATCGTTCATATCCTCTCCAAAATTATCAGCATAAATTTCATGCATTACATTTTCAAGAGATTCGAACTCATCCTTTGTGGCTCCAGTTTGAGTAATTAAAGTATTTAGCGCCTTGTCACTATCCACGCCAAACTCAATCAATCCGCTTGCAACCTCTTTAGTTGTATCATTAAGTGCATCTAATTTATCTTTTACTATATCACTAGCTAAATTGCCTTTCATTATATCTGTGACATTATCTGCACTATCTCCTAGTTCTTCATAATTATTAGCCAACTCTTCGGATGCATCTTCTACTTCTTTTAGTGCATCTTTATTTTGTTTAAGTTCTGCTGATAGTGATTGTATCTTACTTTCTAGATTTTTAGCCTCCTGAGAACCTTGACCTTGTTCAAGACATACATTTTGATATTCTCGTTTTAACTGTCCTAATTCATTTTCTTGTTTACTAATAGTAGACTCTAATTTACCTAATGCACTTTCAGATTGTTTTGTAGAATTTTCTAATTCTTGTAGTTTTGAACTTGTTTGAGATAATGTGTTTTGTATCTTAGCATTTTGAGTTTCAGCAGTTATCAGCTTATCTGTCCACTTTTTTACTTCTTCACTATTTTCACCATAAATCTGTTTAGCTTTTTCTAGACATTCTCTTGTATAATCTATTTTTTGAGCGCTGGCTTGTAGTTTATCTTGTAGTAGTTTTTGTTTATTTTCCAAAAGTTCAACACTATCACCATTAGCTTTGAGTTGAGTAGCATTAAGATTCAACTGTTTATTCAATGTACCAATATTGCTATTCATCTCTTTAATTCCAGCTGTAAACTCGGCAGTTTCTGCTTTAAAGGTTATCTTTGCTTCCTTATTATTAGCCATTTTATCACCTGCCTTTTATTTTCTTCTTTGTCTTTGTTTTTCATATTCTTTTTCTTTTACATAGTTAATGTAATTATCGTATGCTATTTTATCTTCTAAAATAGATAAAAGTGAAGAGTAATCTACATTAAAGAAAATCTCTTCACTCATTCCTAAAATTAATACAAAATATGTATAATAATCCTCCCAATCTTCAAGGATAAACTTTGGGATTCTTGTTCTTGATTTATTTACTCTTCCTGTAGCTTTAATGAATGGTTGTCTAAACCCTACTTTTTTTTAGGGTGTATCAATTCAGCTGTTACAGTGTTTATAAGCTCCATATCTGGAGGTACCATCTCAATGAATTTATCCTCGCTCATTACTTCATCTGTACCTAATTTGTCTGAGTTAGCACAAAGGTAAGCAACATATAATACCTTTAAGCTATCAAAGATAGGGTCAAAACCCTTACCGCCTTCTAAAGCTTTCATATATTCTTCATATAACTTTTTATTATTATTTTTTACTTTTAATAGTCGAGCAAAATTTAAAGTTAGTTCAATTTTAGATCCATCTATTAATTCTAGTTCTAGCATAGTACATTTCATTATATATCACCTACCTTTGATTTCTTATACACTTGATTTTCTTACTAAGGCCGGTGTGAATGCAGTTAGCCATGTACTTTTTACTGTTTCATCAACATCATTAGTCACTACCATTTCATACTTACCATTACCAAAGTCATCTGGCATTATTGATATTTCTATTTCAATTTCTGCTATTTCTTCTACTCCATTTTCAATACTTCCTTTTGGTGCAGAAGCCATTATGCATCTTGGATAAGCTATCATCTTTTCTAGCCCATCTTCATCTAATACTTTAGCTACATAAGTAAACTCTTTATGTCTACTATTTCTACCATAAGCTACTACCCCATCTTTCAAGTCTGTACTTTCCATTCCAAATGCTTTTACATAAAGATCATATCTAATATGTAAAGATAAAGTTAATGTACCATTACCAGTTCCTATTGTTCTTGTTTTAGCAACAATACCTTCACATTTTTTTTGTACTACTTTACATTCTAGTTCTTCATCTAATTTACCTACGCATCCTAGTTTATTAAATGAGCTTTCTGCTGCATCATTAAATTTTACAGATGATTCTTTGACTTCATATTCTGCGAAATTAGTTTGATATATAGCCATCTTATCAATCCTCCTTATTTAAAATTATTTTGTAGTTTTTCTAATAAATTGTTTACTACGTTATCATATTGAGCATCTACCCCATGTTGCATAAAATCATTTGGAACTTTGCCTTGGAAGTGTACTCCTTCTGCTTCCTGTGGAAAATACAAATAATTGTATTGTGTTTTTGTATGTATATATAATGATAAATTTTCTTTCTGTTCAGCTTTCAATGGTGAGCTATCTTTCGCATGTTGCTTATCACGATTTGATACAGGAATATAATTTATTATGGCTTGAGTAAATATGTTGCTAGCTTCGTTTTTTAAGTAATTATTTATTACCTTTTCTGCCCCATCTCCATAACTCATTATGGCCTGTTGTAATCTTTCAATATCTTCGGCTGATAATCCAAATACTGCTCTAGCCATCTAAATCACATCCCTTAAATGCTCTTGTAAATTCTAAAGTCAGCATTTCAACCACCATATCTGTATTATTTTTTGTAATATAATTAAACTGCATCGACTGATCTGTTAGTTTTAACCTTGTATTATCTTGTATTGCTTTTATTACTTTTTGTTCAAAACCTTCTGGGATATAATTTTCCATAATTATATGGACCTGATAATAATAGTTGTAATCTAGTTTACTTTTACCACTTCTATCAAATTCCTTTTTGTTAAATACAAAGTAATTCCATTTATCTTTTCCTTTTGTAAATGTTCTTCCATACCATACCGGTAACTCAAATGTTTGTTCCAATACAGATTGTATTTGTTCAAGTATTCCATCTAATTTACTCAACTTCTGTCACCTCTTCCAAATAAAAATACAACTCTCTATTCTTTCTATCTTCATCTATATAGATGATGTCATACAGTGTATTTTCAATTGTTACTTTGTACTCATTATTTATATTTTTATAGAATCTAGTTTTGACTTTTACATTTAAAGTTCTATCATTTGACTCCGCAAAATCTAAATCTTGTTGCCTTTTACTACATTCTTCATATGCTAACTTAACAATAAATTCAAGATTATCCTTTGTTTTAATATTCTCTTTTGCTCCAAAATTAGTTTTAACTGGTATTTCCTTATAAACTCGAATATATCCATCATTGTAATTACTTGCTCTCTTCATAATTTATAACCTCATACATTTGCCTTATTTGCATTATCTCATTGAAATAATTATCATCAAATTCATTGATACAATTGTTATAAGCATACATACAGTAATTAAGAAAAAGGCTATGTTCTATACCCTCTTTAGAGTAGTCTATACTATACCCAAGTTTATAATTCAATGTTAATTTAGCATCTTCTATTATCATATTAAGTTTTCTTTCTGTATCTTCTTCATCCCAGGTAATGTTTAATTTATCTTTCAAATCTTGTAATAAACTATCCATGACTTTCTCCTTTCTAAAAAAGAAAAGACTAGTCATAGACTAGTCTTTCTTATTACTATTGTCCCGCTTTAGTAGTTACAGTTCCTTTAACTGTACTTTCTACAGTTCCTTTTACTTTTGTGTATACTACTGCTTCTTCTAATTCAGATATATCAAGTAATAAAGAGCATGTATTATCAAATGCTTTACCTTCTCCATAAGTTTTTATTTTATAAACTCTATTGTCTTCTAGGAACTGATATTCATCTGAATAAGTTATTACTCCATCTTTTGCTGCACCCATAGCCATAAAGTATTCTTGTGGTAAGCATACTATAGCTTTACCTGTTGCAATTTCATTTGATATTACAACTTCTGTAGGGAATGGGAATACATCTTTTACATATACTCCATTTACATTAAGCAAAGTTGTAGCTGGCATTACTTTAGTTAAGTAATCTATTTGATTACATATAAATAATACTGAACCAAATTTTCTAGTTCTTCCGCCATGTTTTTTACTATTGTCATCTGTATATTCTTCTGTTTTAGCCATTTTTGAAATTAAATCACCATAAGTTTTAGGTGAAAAATCTGTTATTTTTATAGCAGTTTTTTGAGGATATCCAGTACTAGTAGAGTATGACACTCCTTTATGTATATCTCTATCTAAACCTATAGGAGAATTTATACCATTTCCACTAACTATTGCTTTTTCTATTCCACATGCTATAGCATCTTTCATTATAGTTCTTACATAAGCATCTATAAATGTAGGTCCTAAATCTAACATATCTTGAGGAACTGAAACAAATGCAGATAATTTATTTTGAGTTATGTCTACTGCTTTAAATGCGGAAGTAAGTTCTTTTGTTATTTTACTGTTCAATGGTCCCCAAACTGCAGTATCTATTGTATGATCATTTAATATCCATTTAGTAAGATATTTAGCATTTACAAAATTTATTTTAGTCAATAGTGGATGTTCTTCTAATAAATCTTTATATATATCAGTTATGATAGTTTCTGGCATTATGCCTTCTGGTGAGCCTATAAAATCTGCGAATGATTGTTGAGGTTTATTTGATTTAGCAGCTTCTATAAATCCTTTATACCATTTTTCTTCAGCAGTAGTAAGTTGTCTATAACCTCTATCTGCTAAAACTGATTTGTCTTGAGTTTGTTGATACTCTAATGCATCATCTTTTATTTTTTGCATTTTTTCTTCTAGTGCATTACTAAGTATTATTACTGCTTGATCTTTATCTTCCGCTTCTAAAAACTTAGTTATTTCTTCTTTAAATTTTATATCTTTATTTAATATTGCCATTATTGTTGGCCTCCTTTTCTATTTAATTTATTTTTAAATTCATTAAAAAAAGAACATTTAGTATGTTCTTCCGGTTCTTTACTCTTATTTTCTTCGCTATTATTAATTTCTGTATTTAAATCATCTTCTTTTTTAGCATTTAAAATAAGTTTCATTAATGATTTTTTAACTGACTGACTAACTTCTTCGGCTTCTTTTTCATTTACAATAGCCGTGATAAATCCTTTTTCTATAGCTTCCTGTGGAGTTATCCAAGTCTCGTCATCAAGCATTTGCTTTAATTCTTCTTCTGTTATATTTATTTCTTGCATATAAGCATTGACACTAGCTTGAGTAATTTTATCTAAATCATCGGCTTGTTTTCTTAACTCTTTAGAGTTTCCTTTTGCTCTCGTCCATGCATTATGTATCATAAGTAGTGATGCCGTAGACATTATTCTTTCATCTCCAGCCATGAAAACTACACTGGCGGCACTACATGCAAAACCATCGCATACAGTTTTCACTTTTGCTTTATGTCTTTTAAGTTGGTTATATATAGCTAAACCTTCCGCTACCTCTCCACCATATGAATTTATGTATACATTTATTTGGTCACACTCTAACTCTTCTATTTGCTTAGATAGTGTATAGCTTGATACATCACTTTCAAGCCATTCCCAAGATGTTATGTCACCATATATTTGTATATCAACTTCATTATTATTTTGAGTTAGTTGGAAATATTTTTTATTCATCTTCTTCACCTCCTCCATTATTATTTTGTCCATCACCTATTAATCTGTTTTCCACTGTATCATAGTTTTTAGTTATAAAGTGTTGTTGACTAAATTTAGTGTTAAGTCTATCAAATCCTATTATTTCTCTAACTTCATCTATACAGCACGTACCAGATGCAATTAATTTGTCTGCTTTTTCAGCAACATCTAATATATCTATATGATTAATAGTTGATGTATCTACTTTTACATAATTTCCTTTCGTCCAATTATCATATCCTCCTGAAGTTTTCCTTGTAGTTTCTTCTGAAATCATATCTGCTATTGGATCTATACAAAATGTAAGAAATACTTTTACTATTTCATTCATATTTGTAATGTTTCCTAACATAAGACTAACTGGTATTTGAAGTGCTTGAGCTACTATTTCAAACATTTCTTTTCTCAATGCCCTAAAATCAGAACTATCCTTATTTGTATTAGTTCCATCCATGTACTGCAAATCATACCCTTTGTATTGTGGATATACAGCATTATCATTTTCCATAAATTCTTTAAGTTGTTTTTGTACTATCTCTCTATATGTTTTCTGAAAGTTTTCATCAGATGCTTTGACTTGGTCTAGAACTAATTTATATTTTGCTCCATTACTCTTTTTATAACTTTTTGCTGCATAAGAAAGTAGTTCTCCATACTGCTCATATAAATTATCGATTAATTTTTTTATATTAGAATTATTTAATTGTAATCTTAATACTTCGCTACTTTTAAAAGTTTTATTTAGCTGTAAATTTCCTATTACAACTCCCTTATATAAGTTTCCTAGTATTGGATATTCTTCCGGAGTATAACTATCAGCGCAATATAAATTATCATTTACATCAACTAATATACATTCATTTTGATATATCATTTTTTCAATGGCTTTATGCCAAAGTTGACTGCTATTTTCATTTGCATTAGGTGACACATTTAAAATATAATAAAGCTTATTTTTTACTTCTTGATTATTTTCATATACTTTTATTTCACACTTAGCTATTGCATTCGCTATAAGAGATATAGCTGTTTGTATAGCTAACTCCTTATAATATATTTCTTGTATCTTTTCCTCTATTATATTTTCGGTTATTTCACCCTTTTCATTTTTAACATTCCCTAAAAAGTCCATAAACCATGTTTTTATACTCACAATTTCCTCACCTCCTTTTAGAATATAATAGGAGGCATAAAGAATAATTCATTATTATCTTCATCCTCCAATACATCTTGAGCAGCAATCATAGCATGGACAAATGCCATGAATCCATCTGTTTTCCTTGATTTAGGCTCTATCTTGTCGTATACATAGTTACCTAAATTCTTATCAGTTAGTTTAGTATTATTAGTAAACCACCTCATAAGTGGGTTATCTCCCCACACTATTTGGTGATTATTAAATAAACTATCTATTACTGGTACAATTTTCATAATATCACTAGGTCTAATTATTTTTACTTGTTCTTTGTTTGTTGCATCTATCTCAATATTCTTCATAGATTTACTTAACAATGCCAACCTAAAATTATCTACTCCTAATTTAACAAAATTATATTTTATTAGCTGTTCTTGTATCCATTCTGTGGCCATATCTGGATTAATTTCTATGTCATCAACTATAGTTAATAATCCTTGCTCTGACCATTCTTCTAAAGGTGCTTTTATTCTGTCCTTATCTCTAGAATTAGTACAAAACCAGCTATGACTAACCCAATAATATATGCCACCTTTTAAAAAAAGTAACCCTACACTCATCATGTCATTTACCTTTGTATAGTCAATTCCAATAGTGCAGCTTGCTCCCTCAAGGTTTGGTATATCTTTATTTGTCGATAATATATTTTCCCATGAAGTTACTTCAATATCTTTTGAACCTTTTGGAATATTCATCCTCTTAGTCATAAAAGCATTATTTACATAAGGATTAATCTTATAATCTGCATATTCTTTTTTCATTTGTTCCATTAATGAAGGTCTATAAGGTAAAGAAGGATTAGCTTTTGCCCAGTTATCTGGATTATCAACTTCTTTTTCTTCATCCAGCTTACAAATAAAAGGGAGAAAGCCATTATCCTCGACTTCTCCCTTTAATATCATTATTGCTTTTTCTAATAAATTATCCAGTGGACCATCCCTTACATCTCCATTTGTTGTTATGTAAGTTCTTCTTGGATTATCTTTTTTACCTAAACCTGTAGTAAATACATTTATATTTGCCCAGTTTTGATAAGCATGTATTTCATCAAAGTCAACTTTACCTGAACGCAAACCATCTTTCCCTTTTGGATTATTAGTTCTAAACTTTATTTTACTTTTAGTCTTAAGATTTATAATTTCTTCCTTATTCCAATAGAAATTCCTTTTCATTTTTTTTGTATATTTAGGATCTTCTAATATATTATATATATCATTAAATGTTGTTTTAGCTTGGTCTTCTGAGTTGGCTGATATATCTATATCGTAATTTTTTATTCCATGAGTAGGCGTAATTAAACAAAAGTCCTCATAAGCTAAATAAGCATTTTTACCAGAACCTCTTCCAACTAAAATAAACAAGTCAGCAAATCTAGGTAATCCATTTTCTTTAAATACACAGTTATGTAAAACAAATAAAAATTTCTCCCATGGGAATAAATTAAAAGGAAAGTATTTCTGATAAGAAAAATATTTTTCTACTTTTTCTTCATCTATTATTAACTTTTCATTATCAAATATATTTTTTATGAACTTGGATAATAATTTTTGTTCTTTACACATTGGAAATACTTCATTATCAATAATATCTAAGTATTCTTTGATATATTTATTATAATTCATCGTCATCACCACTGTCTGCTACAGTAGCTTTAATTCCTAGTTCATTTAAAAGTTTAAGCATTTGAGCATTTGTCTTATTTAATTCTCCTACACTGTCATTTCTTTTATAACCAGATTGCCCTCCGCCATTATTGTATTTTACATTTACTCCTCTTTTATTGATATCCTCTATAAGGAGTGATTTTGTTATCCAAAATGCCATATAATCTTCTACTAAATCTCTAAACTGTTCTCCATACGTGCCATTTCTATCTAACTGGTCTAATAAATCTTGTCTAATTTTATTATATTTTTCACTGCTTTTTAATTCTTTTATAGCTTTTCTATCTGCCATTTCACCACCTCCTTATAGTAATATCAGCATACCCACCCTCATGTGAGTTTTATAAATTTTCGTTTTGTCTTCTACCCTCCCCCGTTGAAACGCCTCCCTTTTTAAAAAATGGTTAGGGGGGAGTGGGGGGTAAAAATTTTCACCATCGCTCTTCATTTTTAAATTTATTTTTATT